CAACCACTCCCAGCGGATCTCAGTGCACCGGTGAACCTGAATTTCAAAGCGCAGTTCCTTACTTCGGCCTAGGCGTGATTGAATGGCACGCATGACTAAGGCAGCAGGACGCCGACGACTGGCGGAGATACTCTCGAAGGCGAAGAAGCTCTATCTTCGTGACTTCATCTCAACCAAAGACCTCGACAGCATCGAGAGAATAGCCAAAATGCGATCCAAGCAGCTCAAGTGAGGGGTCAGCGTGGTTCGAGTCGCAGAGAACAGCACCGGGGAGGGGGCTTACGGCACACTCAAACCCGCCCAGGTAGCACAACTCAATGGTAACGGTGGGGGAGGAGTCGGACCAGGCATCAACGGAAACGGGGCAGGGCCGGGATCGTTCGATGTCTCTAGCTCGATTCCGAATAACTTCTGGGGATATGTCATGCTGATCGTGGGGATGAGATGATGCCGCTCCCGAATGTGCAAGTGACTTCTCCTCGAGTCTACAAGCTGCTCAAGAACACGACGTTGGAGAACCTGACTGACGATGACCTCGCCCTGGTTGCGAATCCGATCAGCATCGAGATGCTCAACGAGGACGAACTCAGGCGCATTTGCCTGGTCGCTTTCGCGCGTATGGTAACTAAGGGATCATTCGACGGGTGGTTGTGATGCCTTTACCAGATGCGATCAAGCGGTCCCCCAGGGTATACACTCTCCTGCAGAACCAAGACCTCGAGAATATTACAGCTGATACCCTGGCTGACGTAGCTGATCCCATAGCGATCGAGGAAGCCAACGAGGATGAGCTTCGAAGACTTTGCCTGGTCGCATTCGCCAGGATGGTAACGAAGGGCAGCTTCGACGGTTGGCTCTCTGCAGGTGGTGGTGGGGGTGATTCTGGTTACGGAGTCCTGCGCCCGCTCACGGAAGTCGGGGCTTACGACGGGTTTGAAATCGGTTCAATGGGGCCATGGGGTACTGGCGTCGGTACGGTCAACTTCATGAATATGGGATCTTATCCCCAGGCTTACCCCTTCGTCTCTCCGAAGAGCGGCGAGGTTCAAGAAATAGAAATCAACGTCCATTCAACGACTTCGGCAAGTACAGCCGTCTTTGCGATCTACGCTCAAGATGAGGACACCCACATGCCTAGCACGATGCTGGGCTATGTGACATTCGATACTGCGACGTCAACCGGTGCAGTGAGTCAAACCAGTTTCACCGGCGGCACGCCTAATCTCACAGCAGGGACACAATACTGGGTGGCATACGCCAGGGGAACCACTGCTTACGCCGCAGTGAAGGGCAACCCCGAAGAAGACCGTGCCGGCGTGGGACTTGCTTCCAGCGCGATTGATAGCAACTGCCAAGGAATCTTCGTTGGCAACTGGGCAACAGCTAATCCAGTGGATGACATCGGGGCCGTGACTCAATATACCTCTAGTGTCACTCCTAGAGTATTCCTGAAGTGGTGATTATGGATAGAAATTTCACTCGTTATGATGGCACTGAGATCATCGAGCAAGGAAAGTACGATGTCACATGGGAACAGGTCCGAAAGGAACGGAATCAAGCCCTCATCGATTCTGACTGGCGCGCCGTCAAAGACAGAACGATTAGCCAGGCGTGGAAGGACTACCGAACAGCTCTGCGCGATCTCCCCCAGGAGCACGATGAGGCTAACGATGCCGCGGACAACTGGCCGGTGATGCCGGATGAGTGATGAGACCCTGGGCGATATCGCGAAGCGCATGGTCATGGACAACGGGATGGCGTTCCTCCTGGGTTGGATCCTGGGTGCTGGTCTCGGCCAGACGCTCTGGGACTCGATCACAGGGGTGCTCTGATGACCAAGAGAAAACCCGACGCCGTGAACGAGGTTCGCATTTCTCTCCAGGACAAGCAGTCAGAGCAGCTCGACGACATCGTGACGGCCTACATGATCGGCAACGTCCTGCCGTCCGTGGTCAGCCTGATGAAAGACGTCACTGGCATGATCGTGCTCCTCAGCATCCTCGCCGGCCTCATCGGGTTCAAGTTCAGACCTGTCGGCCTGGATGTCCCTGACGTCATCGACGAGTTCCTCACCCAGAGACAGCAGGCCATCGCAGCCGGCGTCGTCATCTCAGGGGGCCCCCTGGGTCCAGGCATCGGCCTGCGACTCGCCCAGCTCCTCGGCCTGCTTCCTGAGCAAGAACCATGATTGGGCCCGCACTGATTTGAGCGCGGGTCCGGGCGGGCCCTCCAACCCCCCCTCTAAGGGAGAGATAGACCATTGTTGTCGCATGCTTCGGGCCTCTGGCCGCAGCAAAGGCAGATTGTCTCGACCTCGAGCACCTCGTCAACGACGTCCGAGTAATCGATCTCCATGTGCTCGGAGACCTCGAACCACTCGATCCTCTGGATGTTCTCTTCCCCCTCGTGCGTACGGAACCAGTCCCAGCCGTCCCAGGAGTCGAACTCGATCGCCAGCCACTTGAAGAACTCACTCGGGGTCATTCGGCAACTCTCCTCTGTTCCTCTGGCGGCACTCATGCCGCAGCGCGTAATGGGGTTCGTGATTCGGCCGTACTAGAAGTTTCCAGAGGCGAGGACGGCCTCGACCCGACCAGTGACGGACGAGCTGAGTTCGGACCCGCTTGCCGCACTTGCGACATCGACGCTGGAGAGTGATCGCGCCAGGGCGAGTCGCCCAGGTCCACCAGGTCTCGCACTGCGGACACTGCCAGAGCCCCTTCATCATTCATCATCCCATTCCGCCGAGGTCCAGCTCTCGCCATCCCAGAAGTCGACCTCCATCAGTATTCTGATCTCATCGAGAATATGCTCGACCTGTTCATCAGTGTCGTGCACGATACGCAGAAGAATCTTGAGATAGTGCTGAGCCATCTGGTAATCAATCGAGTTCACTAGCATGTTATCCCCGTCACCTTTCTGCTTGCTCATGTTTCAGCCTCCTGAAAGTATCCATATTCACCCAGAGCCTCTGTAAGGGACTTTACGTCCTCTCTGAGGGCTTTCAACTCCGCAGTGCGGTTCTGGCATCGCCTATGGTCCTCAATCGTCTCAGACAGTATCCTAGAGCGTCGTTTCTTCGGCCAAGAGGCAAATATGGCGTACGCGGGTTCGGACAGGTTAGCAGAGATGCCGGGGCACATGATCCGACCCAGATAGGGGGGTGTTATTATTATTATCCCAAGAAGGTAAAGCGAAACAAGGCTCAATAACCGCGAACGGTAGTAGGGTGGGTGCGCGGGGTGACAAATATAGAGGATAAAGGTAGGTTGATGGGCGTTCGACGGACGGTGGAGAGGCATGGTAGCCGCTGAACTGGTCATTTTGGGCGTTCTGAGCGTCCTGACACTGCTTTCGATCATCATTCTCGGCCTCTGGCTGCGGATCGAGATGGCAAACATGCTCGAACTGCTCGATGAACGTCTCGCCCTGGCACTCAAGGGTACCATCGACCGCATGCTGGACGGCGGGATCGGTGACTTCGAACCGCCCAACCCTATCCAGGGTGCGATTGCGCAGCTGATCCAAGGGATCGCAGCTCAGAAGATGAACACAATCGATGCCGTGGTTACGCAAAGAGGCCCTGATGGTAAGTTCCAAGGGACAATCGATGAGTTTCAGTAGCATTATTAGCGACTTTGTTCACTTTCACCCCCAATGGCACGCAGAAAGAAGGCGTCACGACGTCGAGCACCGAAGACAATCAGCCTCATCAATCTCGCAGAGAGCTACGCCTACGCTAGCGTCCTAGTCGGCGGCGTCGCCAACAACACCCCAGTCGGATTCATCGGATTCGACGGCGCTGGTGGTACAGCGATGGCGACCACGAACGGCGGAGGTAGTGTTTCACTCTCCTCCCTGGTCGCTGACCCCGGATCGTCCTTCGACGCCATGCAAACAAACTTCATGAGTTCGTATCAGGCCATGGCCGTGCAGGCAATAGGGATCGGTATAACCTTCAAGTTCGCTAAGAAGCTACTGAGGAAGCCCATCGCTAACGTCAATCGCAACATGATGAAGCCCCTGGGCATCGGAGTGAGGTTGTGATGCTATGGCAACGACCACCTGCGTAGGGAATCTAGCCTATAGTGAC